ATGCTTTAACTACTTTATTAACTTGGTGTGTTGGTTGGTGGTTTTGTGTAAGAGCCCAGAGGAAATGGTTGGCAAGGATAAGAATGGTTACCTTTACTCCAAGTACGTGTCAGCTAGGGATGGTAGAGTTTACACGTTGAGGTATGCATTCGAAGGGGACGATTCAGTTATATCCACTACCGAGAATTTATCCTCGTACGCTGATGTCATTGAGGCGTTGTGGACTAGTCTTGGTTTCAGGATGAAGCTTGTTTACGTCAAGAACAAACTTACGTTCACGGGCTATGATTTTCTGGTTAACAGGAATGGACCTGTTGGGGTTATGATTCCTGAGATAGCTAGGAATGTGGCATCTAGTTCGTGGACTACGTCTCCCCTTGTCAAGCAGTTCCCTCATAAGAGACATGAGGTCGGTATGGCGGCTATGCTGGCGCGTGCCCAGAATTTTAAGGAATGTGGGGCGTTTAGCCGTTATTTCGCGTCGATTGGTCTGGCACACGCCAGGCTTTATGGGGATCGAGAGGTGGGAGAAGACGAGGCTGTCAGCCTCGGAATTCAAGCAGTTCCTTCTGTTGTCAAGGAACTTCAGGCGTTATACGACGACGCGGGGGTGATGTCTCCTAGTGTTCGAGAACTCGTCAATGCAGTGGTGGAGTTCTCAAAGGATGACGAGCTTAGGATGCTTAGTGTCGACTTCGGCAATGATCCTTGCTCACTTGTTGAGGCTCGGCGGGTTGTTCCACTTTCTATATGGAACCCGCTGAATTTCAACACTCCCCGGCGTTAGTTGCCTGATGCGTGGTTTCACCGAGCGGCTTTAATTAAATAGGATTTTGGAAGGTAACCTTTTGGTTATCTCGGGACTCCCCCCCTCGTTTGTCCGCGAGGGGATCAGAAGACCGTGGGCACCATCATCGGAATTGGGTGTCATCTGATGCTGAGGGTAGGAGAGCACTCTATAGTCTTAGTGGACCCCTTCCTTGTACTCCCCAGACGTGTTCTTAGATCACGGGAGGTGGAAGGCTCGCCACGGATTGGACGACCCAGTATCTTGTAGGGCGACGAAACCCGAAGGTCTGACCTTATGGTTCAGTAGGCGTGGGCTGCCAACCACGTTGAAGAGCTAGGCGCCGTACCGACGGCTGCAAGGGAATGATAACCGGTTGTGCTAGTCGGCATTCCCAGGTGAGGGCCAGGCGGACATGGAGTAGCGCCCATGTCGGAACTAGCCATTCCGAGTACCATTTTGGTATTCCGTCCCCCCGACCTGCATGCACAGTAGTGAGGCCTGTGATGGACTTGGTCGAATCTGTGTGGTGGGGTGATTGCCATTTCGTGGTGGGCTTAGTTTACTGGGGGAGTGACCCCGGTTTTCCAGTATGTCCAAGCAATCCAGTGGGAAGGGCTACGGGTGCGCTTGCGTGGCAGCGCGTTGTGTGAGAGCGACTTAACGGGGCGGAGATGTGTTGGTGCGTCCGGCTCCAGAGCCCGTTAAGAAATCCGCAACACAACTGCATGATTGCATGAGCTTAAGCTAGTGGTGAGTCCTATGACGTATTTGCGTTCACTGCTGCATCGTCTAGACCTCCTGGAGTTCGAGATTGCAGATTCTAGGCGTGAGCGTGAATTGTTAGGTAGGCAGTATATGGTGTTTCCCCGAGAGAGACAGGTGTCCTTTGTTTGGGATGAGCTCTCTAAGCATATGGTTGTTTCCATCCGCTCTATGCTTCTTAGCGGTCACCATCTCCTTGTTACTGGTTCTGTATCATCCGGGGAGAGTCCCCAGACCTGCGTGTCTGGGACAGGATTTTATAAATGCAAGTTTCGTGCTATCGAGTTTGAGCTGTTCGTCCGTTATTGCGAACCTATCGGTGATAACCGATGGGTGTTTTATCTTGATCACGAACGCAACAGGGCTAGGAGAGACTCAGTTAGTTTAAGCAATTAGGTGCAAACTGTGGAATCCCGATTTTGGAGTTACTGAGATCATGGCGAATGGGAAGTTTCGTGGTTGGATCTGGTGCAATGATGGAACTAGTAGTGACCCTACTGGTTACATCTTTAGTCCTGGAGGCTTGCATGGCACGACATCCAACGAGGTTGCTGTGTCCAATGTTTATCTTTGGCGTGGCAACACTCATTGGTGTGTACAGTTTAACTGTGTCATCAACGAAGCTAACGTTAAGCAGGGAGGATGGGGTACTTTTGATACCGCGACCTCGGGTGCTCGAGGTACTCGCGGTCTTGCATTCGGTTCCTTTGCGATTACGCTGGGTGGTACTTCATACCTATTTATGCCATATCACGTTTTTGGTTATTATGACGGTGGCACCCTGATTAAGTTGTTTGT